GAGTAGATCTCGGTATTAAGACACTCGCGGTCCTCAGCGACGGTACGACTTTTGATAATCCTAAAGCGTTAAGGAATAATCTCAACCAGCTAAGAAGGCTTTCTAGATCGCTATCTAGGAAGCAAAAAGGCTCTTCTAATCGAAGAAAAGCCAGGGCTAGATTAGCCCGTCTGCACTACAGGATCTCGTGCGTGCGCAACGACGCACTGCACAAGATTACGTCCTACCTTACGAGGAACTTTACCCTCATCGGTATCGAGAACCTCAACGTCCGTGGCATGCTAAAGAATAGTAAACTTTCGCGTGCTATTTCGGACGTAGGGTTATTTGAATTCCGGCGGCAGCTGGACTACAAGGGGGCCCTCTACGGGGCCCGCTTGGTCGTAGCTGACCGATGGTTCCCATCGAGTAAAACGTGTTCCGAGTGCGGCGTAGTAAAGGAGACCTTAGGGTTATCGGAGCGGTCATGGTCTTGTGGGTGCGGAGCGCACCATGACCGAGACCTTAATGCCGCGACGAACCTAAAATTCATGGCCGAGAGTTCCTCGGTGACAGCCTGTGGAGAGTTAAGCTCTGGTTCCGCCCTTCGGGACGGAACGAAACTGAACTCGATGAAGCAGGAACCAGGTAAGTCCTACTTGAATTTGCGTGAGCAAGTTTGAGTAGGTTCTGGAGAACGGATGGAACAGCCTTCCAAACAAATGCCGAAGCAGGCGGGAGCTTGAGAGTTCCCACCGGCCGGGTCCTGTCCGAGGAATCCCGAGCAAAGATTAGTGCCTCGAAGCAGCTGTATCCCGAGAGTACGATGAAAGCTGCGGTGGAGTACGCCCTGGAACACGGGTTCCATGCGGCGGAGCGCCGGTTTGCGCTCCCACGGCAAACCATACGTCGTTGGTCAAAAACTCGTGAAGAGCGAGCCGATGAGTTGGAAAGAATGAGACAACGAGCACGCAAAAAGCAATACGGCACCGAATTTCCTCTTGTGATCTCGCAATAGGAAACTCGTACCCATATCCAAATCCAGAGCCAGATGTAGATGCAGACTTTAATCCCTACAGGAATTGGAAAAATCCATCATGGCAATCGGCCCGTTCGTAACATATGTTCCTCCTGGTGTTTACACCCGGACCCTTTCAGAAGCTAATGCTGCAAATCTTGTCGCGGGCCTAAGAATTCCGGTTATCATCGGAGTCGGTCTGGAAGAGCTTCAGCAGCTCGATCTCGAATTGATTCGAGGTAGCAGCTCCAACCTGGACCAACAGATTCTGAGTGAGGACGTTTCACAGCGCTTTATCGCAGATGAGACGAATCCCGCTAACCCCGTTCTAGGGGGGGCTAACGGCGTTCTTGTTAAGTTTCGAGTCAGGAACTTCCCCTTGGTGGACGGTAACGGCTTTGGTCGAGTCACCAATGATGTCCGTTCCGTTAGTGTGACTGTGAACGGTCTGCAGGTGTCTGTGGGTTCGGTTACCGGAGCCGGTGGTTACGTTCAGCTCCAGGTTCCCCCGCAGCCGGGTGACAACGTCCGCTGTACCTACTTCTTCCGTAGAACTGACACGGCGTTCACGGATGACGTGAGTGACCAGGTAACCTCGACGACCGCAGAGTTGACGACTCCAGCTACGGGGCCCTTCACGGTTGTTAGCGGAGTTTCGGACACCTTCATTCTGTTGGTAAATGGTGTCGAACGCACCATCCTGTTGACTGCAGGCGTCCTGGCCGCAACCACGCTCAAGACGCAGATTGATGCCGCTCTTATTCCTGGCTTGGCTACCGTGGTCTTCACGGACAATGCGGGCTTGGAACATGTGACGTTGGTGGCCTCTCAGAAGCTTCAAATCGGAAGCGGAAACGCTAACGGTGCCATGGGCTTTACGGCGGGTAATTCGTCGAACCGTGTCAATGTTTTCCGTGTTTTCCAGCGTCCGGTTGTAGATGGTACCGACGGTGGTATTACGACAAACGACACCAGCAAGGTCACTGTTCTAGTGAACAACGTGCAGGTCATTCCGACGGCGCTCGATGGCACCAATGGTCTCGTGACTCTGGCGCTACCCCCTGCTCCTGGGACAAAGGTCACGATCCAGTACTTTGCCAACACTTGGCAGGACACGTTTGACTTCCTCCCCAATACGTTGGTGACGAGTGTAATTCGGTGTGGCTTCTCTCCAGGTCGTAATGACTTCATCCAGAATCAGGACTTCATCATCGAGAACCCGAGCGCTGACGTTTCTGTCGCCCACTGGGGTACTTCGGTAAGTGTCACTTCTGGTATAACGACGACGGGGGCTACTCCGTTTAACTCGACCCAGGTTATCCCTACGCTAGTGGACGACAAGATCTTCTTGGCTCCTGCCACCCGCTACGTGGACTCTTCGGTGGTTCCTGCGTTGGTCTCCCTCACGCAGTTCATCCTTCCGGAAGTCCCCACAACGGGTAATGGGCGCGACACGGCCTTGGGTCAGACGCTCTACAACTCGGTGGCTAACAACCGTACGGGTCTACCGAGCAATCGTCCTGACCTTGTGCAGGCGTGGGCTGGGCGTGACGCCAACGACGCTCGGAGTCGCAATGCTCTGACCGTTCTCACGGTGGATTCAGCTACTAGGATTATCACGGTGGCTGAGACGATCCCTCCGGATCAGCAGGTCTTCGCGACCTTCAACTACAGCCGGATTTCGGATGACACCTATACCCTTACCAGCAAGGTAGCTGGACCCGTAGGTGTGGGTGAGTTCGAACTGGCCTCTACGGTCCAGGGCCGCAATATCCATCAGGTACGTTTCGGAGTTAAGACTGGCTTGCCAGAAACGGTTCAGTGGCCTCGTGGTGTGGAGACTGTCACTGACGGGTTCCACACGGGTGCTGGCACTCCGGTTAATGAAAAGGTAACCGTAACCTTTGGGACAGCGGTTGCTAACAACGCTCGATTCACCTCGGGTGGTCAGGCTCCGTTCAGTTTCTTTGCGAATACCTCCGACCAGTTTAGAACGACCCTTAATGGAACGGCATTTGTCGTAGACCTGGATGTAGCTGCTCGTGCGGCTCTTGTGTCTGACCGTATTGATGTTAATGGCTCGGACCAAGTGACCTTCGTCTCAGGCGTCAACAACGCCTTGAACGTCACTATTGATGGGACGGCGGTTGCGGTGACCTTTACGCCTGGCGTGATGACTATCACAGCAGTCGTAGCCGCAATCAATGCAGCCATTGACGCCACAAACGCCTCTGGATCGGGGGGTATCAACTTCACGACTACGGCGCCCAACGCCTTGTGTGCTTTCCAACGGATCGGCGCAGCCGGTGGGGACCACATCATCACCATCTCAGGTCTGAATACCCCGTCGGCACTCCCGGTAGGTCTTGACCAGAGTTATTACGTACGTGTGGACCAGGGGACCGCAGAGGCAACTCTAGGTTTTGCGACTTTCCAACGGTCCAACGCCACCATCACGGCAACTAACAAGCCAGCCACGCTCTTGGGTACCCTTGCGGGCACTTTCAACATTACGGCCAGTGTCAACGACCTGCTGAACATCCAAGTGGATGGTATCGACTACGCGGTGACACTACCTGCGGGTGCGGCTGTGACGGCGGCAGCTGTAGTGGCTGCTATCGTGGCAGTTCCAGGCCTTGCCAGCACGGCTGCGGTAGGGACTGGGGTCAACCTGAATAAGGTTCGTCTGAAGTCTGCAACCACCTCCGCGGGTTCTCGAATCGTCATTAAGACAGGCACAGCCAATGATGTCCTCGGGTTCACTGCGGGTGACGAAGCCTCTCAGACGCTAGTGACCGCTCAAGAAGTCGTGAACAATATCATGGCCTTCGCGGGCTTCGTTGCTCAGGGCTTTGCGTACGTCAATCAGATCAATGGTCGGGACTACATCGGTATTGAGTCCCGTACTACGGGTCTGACTACTTCTAGTGTGGCCTTTGTGGCAGGGTCTAACTCCGCCTTTAACATCACGACCGGGGTCGGTATTACTCCCGGCACCAGTGGTGACAACGGCGAGGACGCGAAGAACAACTTCGTGGTGACTTCGACCCATGCAAGTGGTTCAACTGGAACGGGTACCCCCGGCCAGACCTTCACAGCTGCGGCCACTGGACTTCGGTTCTCTGTGCTCGTATCTGCCACGGGCAGCTACACGGCAACAGGGTCTTTCACGATGGATGTCGCGGAAACGTGGAAGGTCAACCCAACGGTTCCCTACCTCAGCGCCCCTGGTATCGAGTTGGTTGTGACGGACACTGTTGGCGTACCCGCTAGCAACACGAGCGTTTTGCAGACCTTCAATCCAGGTGGATTGGAGCCCGCTATCGGCGATTCCTACTTCGTCAGCTACCGCTTCATGAAGCAGGACTTCTCGACGAGGCTCTTCTCGCAGTTCAAAACTATCGAAGAAAACTTCGGTGGTTTGAGCCCTGAAAACCGCGTGACCTTGTCCGCGTACCTCATGATTCTTAACGGGGCAGTCCTCGTAGGGATCAAGCAGGTACTCAAGGAGCCAAACAGCAGCCAGGCTTCGGACCAGTCGTTCATCAGCGCTCTCAAGGACCTTGAGAAGCCCCTTCCGGGCAACATCCGACCTGATGTCGTCATGCCGCTCGCTACAACTACTGGGGTGTACTCTGCGACTCTCCAGCACGTGGAAGTCATGAGCCTGACCCGTAATCAGTCAGAGCGCATGGGTTACATTGGGTTCGCTTCGGGTACGGGTCCGACAACGGCTCAAGCCATCGCTCGGGGCCTTGAATCCAACCGCATTGTCGCTGTCTACCCGGATAGTGCCGTGATCACCCTCACGGACGAGTTGGGTACCAGTTACCAAGCTCTGGTGGATGGCACCTTTGCGGCTTCGGCTCTCGCGGGTTCCGCGGTCAGCCCTGCCTTCGATGTGGCAACCCCCTACACTCGGCGTCGCCTTCAAGGCTTCACCCGGATCCCTCGTATCCTGGATTCGGTCGAAGCTAACCAGACGGCGGTCAGCGGTATCACTCTGCTAGAAGACCTGGATTCTCTCATCCGAGTTCGTCAGGGCTTCACCACGGATATGTCCACCATTCTGACCCGTCTCCCGACGGTTACCCAGATTGCGGACTTCGTGCAGCAATCGGCACGCTCGTCGCTCGATGTCTACATCGGGACCAAGTTCCTGGCTTCCAGGACGACCGATGTTGAAGTCAGCCTCACGGCAATGTTCAACCAGCTCGTCCAGGCGGAGATCGTGGGGGCGTACACGGGAATCACGGCAAATGTTGACCCCGATGACCCAACGGTGCTTCGTGTCGAGGCTTATTTTCAGCCTATATTCCCTCTTTTGTACCTTGTAATTACTTTCAACCTGAGAGCGCGAATTTGACCGGCCCTTAGGATCGTTGGGCTTTTCAGAGAAGGGGCTCTACTTCGGTAGGGCCCTTTTCTTTTTTGTCTTTAAGGGATCTTTACCATTCACTCCAAGTGTGGTAGGCACTATGAAATGCCAGCCGCAAAGCCCCTCGACACTGAAAAAGCATATCTTCTCTTCCACCAGGACCTAGCGTGGAAGGACGCGGCCCTGGCGTTGGGAGTGAGTCCTAATCGTCTTAGACGCTTGTGGATTGGGCGCTACGGAGCAGATGCTGTTAGGGACCGTGGGGCCCAGCATCGGAAGGGAGCGACGCCCGAAGCTATGCAAGAGGCTTTGGCTGCGTTCCACTCCGAGGAACCTTCTAAGAAGGTGGCCCAGCGTTTGGGGATGAGCCCCAACACGCTTCGAGACCAATGGATAACTACCTATGGCAAAAGCTCATTAGACGAGCGGGGTACACGTCTTCAGGCGCAGGGGGCTACTTTGTACGGAGCGCTTTCGAGGGGGAAGGCCAAGAAGCGAAGCTTCGTAACTGCCCTGTGTGTAGGGTGCTCTCAGGGAGTCACTCTTTCCAAGTCGCAACTATCTCGCCTCAAAGACGTAATCTGTGACACCTGTAAGTTAGTTGACAAGGACACGGAGTGCCCCGTGTGTGGCCTAGCGTGTAAGGGTGCCAAGGGCTTGGCTACTCACTTCCGACATGCGGGTGAGGACGAAGCCCACCGCGCTTACTCCGTTTCTGCTCAGGAGCGCCAGTGGGAGGGCCTGGTGGACGGGGAGGACTATGTCACCTGCGGTGTCTGTGGCCTTCGAGGAAAGGCTTTGACCAACCACATAAAGCTGCATGGGCTTACGGCTAAAGAGTACGAAAAAGCCTACCCCAAGTTCGCTATCATATGCAAAACGTCCTTGTCTCAAAAAAGGATAAACGCTAATCAGTTCTCTTACGACTTGACACAAGATGACCTGTTAAAGTTTGTGGATAGCCGAGGGAGGGTGATAGCCGAGTCCGCTGCGAAACACTTTAATTGTATCGAGGGCACGATCTTAAGGTATTGCCGGATGTACGGCATCCCATCTAGGAATAACTTAGCTTGGCAGGAGGCTGTACTAGACCAGGCGAAAATCTACTTAAAAGAGGAGTACGAATGGGAATGGTCCCACCCTCAGGCTGTGAATCCTGAGACGGGTCGCGTGTTCAACTATGACGGGTGTTTTCTTCAGAGTAAGGTGGTCATAGAGGCACACGGTGATCAGCACTTTAGTTACTCGGAGAAGTGGCATGGCTCTAAAGCAACCTTTCTGAGGATGCGTGAAAGAGATACTCTCAAGAGGCGCCTGGTCGAGAACTTAGGTTACACCCTCAAGGTTGTACGACCCTCAGACCCCATATATGAGCCCTCTTTCTGGTCAGGGCTTCTAACAAATGACCCTTTCTACTGGGAAAATAAAAACCCTGAAGAAAGGTCAGCTTTGGAGGATGTGGTCCTAGGGTCCTTGAGAGAGGAGGGTTTTCCCCTTGATTTATCTAAAGGGGCTTGGTTGTCTAAGAGTGAATCTAGTAGACTGAAAAGTCTATGTGTCGCTATAGACTCCAGTTATAC